CCCTCTAGTTTCATTAGTAATAAAAAATATACAAGATAAGAAATGTCTGATAAAAAAGTCAAAATTTCAAATATTCTGGGGAGCCAAATACCAGATTTTATACAAGCAGATAATCCACTTTTTAGAGAGTTTTTAACTCAATATTATGAGTCAGAGGAACGTGAGTATGGTACAACATACTTAGCTGATCATATTGCATCACTTAAAAAGATACCTACTATTGCAGATATTTCTTTAGTTGAAAAACAAACAATTCCTGCACCAAACAGCACAATACCAGAATCACCAGTTATTTTACCGTCTTTAATTTATGCTTATGATAATGTTATTAATGTGAACCAAACGACTGGGTTTCCAGACAAATATGGTCTTTTAAAAATAGATAATGAAATAATCACATATACAGGAAAAACTGAAACTTCATTTACAGGATGCATTAGAGGATTTAGTGGTATCTCTGCGATTGAAACTGCTGGTAATCCTGAGTTTTTAACATTTAGTGATACAAATGCATCAGCACACGTTGCTAATTCTTTGGTAGTTAATCTTAGTTTTCTTTTTATAGCTGAATTTTACAAAAAATTCAAAAGAAACTTTTTACCTGGTTTAGAGGGAAGAAGTCTTTCTTACGGTTTAAATGTAGAAAACATTTTATCAAGAGCGAGAGATTTTTATAGTTCAAAAGGAACAGATACTTCTCTACAAATACTTTTTCAAGTTTTGTATGGTGAACAAGTTGAGATAATTAAACCCTTTGATCAAACAATTATGCCATCAGAGGCTGAATGGGATACAACTGATGATATTGTAGTCGAAGTTCTTTCTGGTGATCCTTTAAATCTAGTTGGTGTTAAAATATATCAAGACTCTTTTACTAACCCAACTGCAAGTGGTGCAGTATCAAATGTAACAACAAAATTTTTAGGAAATACCAAATATTATCAAATATCTTTTTCAAAAGGAACAATAGGAGACAAATTTAAGGTTTCAACAAAAACAAAAGTAGTAGGTACAGCTTCAACAACAGAGGTTCTTACAGTCGATTCTACTATTGGGTTTGGAGCAACAGGTAATTTTTATTACCCAAACGCAGATAATGTTTATACATTAGCGGAATACACATCCAAGTCAAGTAATCAATTTTTTGGATGTACTGGTTTATCAAGACTTTTAACAGAATCCGATCCGATCATTGATACTAATTTTGTATATGGTTATGAAGATAATGACTTAACAAAGATCTGTATAATGAGAATAGTTGGATCTATCTCTGGTGCTGCAGATAATGTGAGTGTTACTAAGTATTTTGATTTAGATGATTCTATTCGAGTTAAACATTTAGGTGAAAAGTATGATGTATCCAATAAAAAATTTAATACTTGGTTTTATAATAACTTATCATACGTTAATGTTCATCAACATCAAGCTGGTTCATCTACTTTTACAACTTTAACAGAACATTTTTTAAAAATAGGTGATATAGTAGATATTATTTTTACAAACACAGAAGGTTTAATAATACAAGATGCTATTATTAGTGATGTATATACTCCAACTCGTTTTTTAATTAGTGGAGGAACTCAATTAAATCCTATAGTATTTGGTGATTATACTATTAAAAAGAAACTAAATTATGCATCATCTAATTTTGGAATTACCTCTTTATTATCAAATATACAAAATTCATTTTCTGATGTAGATAAAAATACTTATGTCGCATTTTCTGGATATCCATCTTTTGACACTCAAACTACAAATAGATCAAAATCTGTTGTATCATCAGGAATTAGCACAAATGTAAATACAATTACAATAACTGATCATAATTTTATAAATGGTGAAAGAGTTTACCTGACAATTTCTGACAATTCTGGGATTAGTGGTAGTACAAGTGGATATTTTTATGTAAACGTAGTTGATACTAATACGATTAGATTAGCGTTAAATCCTTCAAATCTTTATAGAAATGCTTTTGAAGAAATTAAGTATGATGGTGTAGGAACTGGTACACATACATTAATACCTGCTTCATTATTTGATGGAGTGCAATTAACAAATCAAAATAATTTCAAAAGAATTTTAAAAGAACCTCAAATAAGAAAAGATAATAAAAATATATCTGGCCCAATTGGTTTATCATTAAATGGTGTAGAGTATCATTCACCTATTTCTGGAGATTCAGTTTTTTATGGTCAAATAGATGAACTTGAAGTTTTAAACTCTGGAAAGGATTTTAATATTGTAAATTCTCCCACATTATCAATCACAGACGACACTGGAAGCGATTGTGAGGCATATGCAAATTTTTCAGGTAGTTTATCTGAAATAATAGTAAACGAGGGTGGATTTGACTATTCTGAAGTCCCCTCAGTTAGTATCACAGGTGGTAACGGAACTGGTGCTGTTTGTGAAGCAAAAATGAGAGGATTTACTCATAGTAAAACATTCACTGAATTTGAAATAGATTTAACAAATAATACTTTAGTGGGTGATCATAGATTTTTAGATGGAGAAGAAGTTACATATATTGCTACAGGATCACCAATTGGAATCAATACTGGTGTTAATGTTGGATTTAGTACCAATACATTATCTTCTGGGAGCAATTATTTTGTTTCAAAGATAGACAATAATTCTTTTAGATTAGCAATTACTAAAAAAAGAGCTGTTACTAAGACTAATTTAATTGAACTTATTGATAATGGAACTAGAAGTCATACTTTTAGATCAAATAAAAATAGACAAATTATTGATAGAATAGTGGTTAAGGATATTGGATCATCATATTCAAATCATAAAATTTTGATAGATTCCCAAAAATACCCCACTACTAATAAGGAGGATTTATTTAAAACATTTGTAGGTATAAACACATTTAATAATTACATATATGCAAAAAATCATAATTTTAGTGATGGAGATGCAGTAGAATATATTTGTAATGGAACTGTTATTTCTGGATTATCAACATCCTCTGCATATAAGGTCACAATTATAGATGCGGATAAATTCAAATTAAGTGATGCAGGAACAGTGGCAACTATATCTAATGTTAATTATGATAGAAAGATATATGTTAATTTAGGTAGTGTTGGAGTTGGAACTCATACATTCAAATATCCAGACATTCAAGTTAAAATTGAAGGTAAAGTCTCTGTTGGAACCACTAGTTCAATTCCAGATTATTATAAATCATCTGCAAATGCAATTATAAAAGGTGGTTTAAAAAGTATTTTTGTTAAAAATGGTGGTGTAGGGTATGGAGTAACTAACATAATAAATTATCTACGTTCACCAAATGTAAAATTATTAACTGGAAAAGATGGTTTTATAGTTCCAATAATTTCTCAAGGAAAAATATCCGATATTGATATTTTAAATTCTGGATCTGAGTATACAACACCTCCAGAATTAGAAGTTGTGGGTGTAGGTGGAACTTCTGGAACAGTTGGCCAATTTGCCAAATTAGAATCAATCGTATCAGATGGAAAAATTACAGGTGTTAACATAATTTCAAGGGGAACTGGGTATGATGCGAATAATACAATAATAAAAGTAATACCTTCTGGATCTGAAGAAATTATTGCAACAAAAGTGCATGAATGGAAAATAAATTCAGTTGAAAGGTATAAAAATTATCTAACTTTAAACAATTCTGAATTAATTCAAATAAGATCAGTATCATTAACTAATAACAATAAAATATGTGCTTTTTACCCACCAAAAAAATATCGTCGTTTACTTAGAGATAATATAGATAGTGCTTTTAATGAATCAACCACAAATCACTCTGAAATAGTTGGATGGTCTTATGATGGAAACCCAATTTATGGGCCTGTTAGCACAAATAAATCTGGAATCACTACATTTATGGAGTCAAGTTATGCTCTCAAAGTAATTTCGGATACCGATTTGAGGCCATCAGATTATCAAGATGGTTATTTTATTCAAGATTATGTTTATGATGAGAGTGGTGATTTAGATGAGTATAATGGAAAATTTGTAAAAAATTCAGATTTTCCTAATGGAACATATGCTTATTTTTCAACTATTAATAGTACGACAAAAAATCCCTCTTTTCCTTACATTACATTTTTACATAATAATTTTACAGACGACTTCAATTATGATGTAACTAAAGTTCAATCAGATAAAATTTTAAATACTGGTGAATACAAAAGAAATGTAACACATTTAGGAGTAAATGAACAATTTAGAACTTATCCTTTACTTGAGGACTCTTTAAAATCAAAAGCATTAATTAAAGTTAATGGTGTTGACTCTTCAACTATAACAAAGGTAAGTGTTATTGAATCTGGAACAGGATATAAAGTAAATGACAAATTAAATTTTAATGATCCAACTATAACTGCCAGTGTAGAACAAGTTATAGGAAAACCAATTATATCAATTGGAACTACAAATACAATAGTTAATAATTTAATATTTTCAGTCATTGATAACAAAATAACTGGTATATCAACTACACCACATGGATTATCTGCGGGAGATATTGTTGAAATATCTGGAATATCATCAACAAATTATAAAAATATTGAAGGAGTTAGAACTATTGGTGTATCTACCGTAACATCTGGTTTATCAGAAAATATACCTAATCTTGCCACTAGTGGAATTACAACTTTTGTTGCGTTCCTTGATTCTACTGTTAATAGAAAATTTAATATCAATGATGTTATTCAAATTGATTCTGAACAATTTTTAGTTATAGATCATGATGATGTTAACAACAAATATAGACTTCGTAGAGCTCACAATTCAACTACTGCTGCAACCCACAGCACAGGATCATTAATCACTAGATTAGAAACAGAGTTTACTTATGAAATTACTAAAAAAGTTGAAAATATAAATGTACAACTACCTAATACTCAATATTTTGAAGCAGCAAGATCAGTTGGTATTGGAAGCACCGTTACAAATGTAGTTGTTGGATTTGCTGGAAGTTCACCTGTTAATAAATCAATCCCACCAAGAGCGATATATCTACCCAATCATCCTTTCCAAAGTGGAGATGAGGTGTCATTGGTTTCAATAGGTTCTACAATTAAAGCATCAAGAAATGCTAGTTTGACACCTGATTTTGATTTGGCAGATTTTGATAAACTTTATTGCCTTAGATTAAACAATTTGTATGTTGGATTAGCAACTGAAAAAGTTGGATTCAGTACAAATACTGTATTTTTCACACAAGTTTTAACTACAGGAGGAGATGATAACAAATTAGAAACAATTACAGATAATCTTTCTGGATCATTAAGAAGAGTAAATGGAACCGTTACTGTTGCAACCGCCACAACTACAGGACAACAACATAATTTATCAGTAAATGATAATTTTGAATTACATGTCACATCAAATAAAACTCAAACTTTTGATTTAAGATATAATGAAAATATTAGAAAGTTAGTTGTAAATCCCATAACATTTACAGATACTGCAATCGGTATAGGAACTACATTATCAAAAATAACTCTCAATGATCATGATTTCAATACTGGTGATTTGATAGTTTACAATTCATCAAATCCAGCTACTCCTTTGGTTGATAATGAAGTTTATTATATTATTAAAGATTCTAGAGATACCATACGGTTAGCAAATAATGAATATGATACTTTAGTTTTTCCATATAATTACATTGGAATTGGCACGACTGGAGGATCAAATCATCAAATATCAAAAATAAATCCACAGTTATCTTTATATAAAAATAATACAATTGAATTTTTAACTTCTGATTCAAGTTTGGATGATTTTGATATTGAATTTTTTATAGATAATAATTTTAAATCAAGCTATAATAGTGATTTAATTACTAAGACAGATGATAAAATTACTATAGAAGTAACAAATTCATTAGCACGAGAATTTTATTATAAAGTTGAGGGTAAAGGTACGAACGTAATTAAAACTTTATCTTTTTCTGTAGATGAAAGAGTTCCAAATTATTCACAAATAAAAGTAATTGATTCTGAATTTAATCAAGAATTTAAAGTAACAGGAATTGGAACAAATGTATTTAAATTTAATCCAACTGAAATTGCTGAAACTAGTTTATATAATTCTACAGGAATATCAAGTTTCTTTTATTCGACAAAATCAACTAACGAAGTTGGTGGAATATATTCGATAAACTTATTAAATAGAGGTTTTAATGTAACTAATTTACCTATAATTACATCAATTGGCACTAGTGAGGGTAAAAATGTTGTATTAACTGTAGAAACAGATAATATCGGAAGTGTTAACAACACTCAAGTTTTTAATCAAGGTTTAGAATTTTCTCCAGATAATACATTAAAACCAAAAGCAGATAGTAACATAATTTTAGAATTAAAAGATATATTTACTCTTGAAAATATAGGAATTGTTACTGGAGGAATTAATTATACAAGCCCTCCGAAAGTAATCGCAATTGGAAAACCAGATATAATTGCACAGACAACTTTAAACGGAACTTCAGTTGACAGTGTTAAAATTTTAACTAATGATAGTGGATTATCTAAAGATCTTAGAATTATTCCTACGATAAACTCAAATGGTGTTGTAGTAACTCAAGCATCAACTGATAGCAATAAAACAGTTACTTTAGGTTTAAGAGCACCTAATCCAGAAACTGGTTCCGATAGTGGATTTTATAATCAGGGTGGAACATTCCCATTTGCGGTGGGTGATGAAATATTTGTTGAAAATATTAAAACTACTGATGGTAATGATGGATATAATTCTAGTGCTTATGACTATACTTACTTTACTGTTAGTGGTATCAATACTACTAGTGGATTAGAATCAATCAGTTATTCTTTAGTTGGACTTGGAATCACTGGAGGAACATATCAACAAGAAAATAATTTTGGTAGAGTCATAAAAAGAAGTCATTTAGCAGAATTTTTACCAAAATTTAGAAAATCTTCGTTTGTTGAAAATGAAGTGGTTGAAGTTGTTGGTAAAAATATTACAGGAGTAGTTGCTGAAAATGGTTGGGATCCTGTATCACAAACATTAAAAATATTTGATGTTACTGGAGATTTTTCAAAGGAAGATTTTATTATAGGTAAAATATCTAACAATAAAGGAACTGTAACTAACCAATTTAAATTTGATTTTGATTTAAATGTAGACGCAACAGCTAATAATATTAATAGTTGGAAAACTGATACAGGAAAATTAAATTTAGATATTCAAAGATTACATGATAATAATTACTATCAAAGATTCTCATATTCAGTTAAAGGTGCAGTTCCATTTAATATTTGGAAAGATGCAGTTAATAGTTTGGATCATGTAGCTGGATTTAAAAATTTCTGTAATTTGGGAATTGGATCTACTGCACAACATTATTTAAAATCAGATGGTGATCTCTTTCTAGAGGTTGATATTGATGCAGAAGCATCTGTTCATGAGAAATTTTATTATGATATGGTAAATGAAGACACTGAGGATCCTAATTTATCAAAGTTAGTCGTATTTAAATCAAAAGTAATAACTGATTATAATGAATCAAGAACTAATAAAGTTTTACTAATAGATGATATAAGTCCACAATTTACAGGAATAGTAACTAGCACTGGTGGTGGTGTTATAGGAACTACAAGTTTTAATGTATTCACTGATGGAGATCCTCTATTTCATAAAGAATTTAACCCCTCAACAGGAATATCAACTGATACTCATCTACTTACAATACCAAAACATAATTTTAATACTGGTGAAAGATTAATTTATAAACCACAATCTGGACAATCAGCAATCGGAATTGCAAGCACTGATGTTCCTGGTATTGGTGTTACTACATTATTACCATCAGATGTTTTTGCGATAAGAATTGATTCTGACATAATACAAGTTGCTACAGCTGCTAGTTTTGCTAGTGCGGGAATTGCAGTATCATTTACTGATATAACTGGTATTGGAACAAAACATACTCTATCTGTGCCATCTGAAAATGCTACTATCAGGTCATTAATTAGTATTGATAATATAATTCAAAGTCCTGTCGGTGTAACAACAGTTATATCTGTTGGTTTATCAACTGAAGTTGGAATATCAACTGACATTGTATTTTTAAATGATGTTTCAGAGATTGCTGGTAAATCACTATTAAAAATTGAAGATGAAATATTAAAAGTAAATTTAGTAGGTGTCGGATCTACTAATTCATTAAATGTAATCAGAGGTCAAATGGGAACTGTTGCTGCAGCACATACTGTTGGTGCAGCAGTCACTGTAGTTAAAGGTGATTATAGAATTAATGAGGGAAGATTATACTTCTCTGAAGCACCTTATGGGCCTACAGGTAATACTGGAGTTACCACATTTTCTAGTTTTTCTGGAAGAGCATACTATAGATTGGATTATAATACCAATAAAATTATTGATGACATATCCGATAGATTTGATGGATCTACAGATAAGTTTAGTTTAACTAGTAATGGTACACAATTATCAGGTATCAATACTAGTTTTGGTGCGATATTAATTAATAACATTTTCCAAAGACCTTTCTATGGTGATGTTGGTAGTATTAAAGAATCAGATTATGAAATTGTTGGAACTGGTCAAACTATTGATTTTACAGGAACTTCTAGTAACAAAGATTTGCCTAGAGGTGGAATCATAAATGAGTTTGATGTTGGTATAGGAAGTGGGTACCAAGTTCCTAGAAAAGCTTTATTCAGTGCAGTAGTATCTAATACAGGAACTATATCAACTGTGGGAATACTTACTGGAGGTGCTGGTTACATAAATCCACCTATAATTTCAATTGCTTCTAGCATTGGATCTGGTGCTACCATAGAAGCATCAATTACAGCAGGAATAGTTACTTCTTTAAATATATCAAATCCTGGTAGTGGATATACATCTACAGGCATTTCAACTGGACTTAATTTTGTTACTGCTGCACCACCAAGTCCTTACAAAAATATTTCACTGTCTGGTGGCAATGGATCTGGTGCTAAAATAGATGTTGTAGTGGGAACTGGTGGTAGCATAGTATCGTTTGATATATCGGATCGTGGTATAGGTTATGAAATAGGAGATAATTTAGAATTAACTACGCTACCTTTCCAAGTTGGAATTGGAACAAGTGCATTCAATATAACAATTAGAAATAAGTTTCAAGATAAATTTGCAGGTTGGTGTTTTGGTCAATTATTAGAACTTGATGATTTTAGTGAGCAATTCAATGGATTTAGAAAATCATTCTTAATAACTCGTACAGTTACAAATAAAGAGTATTACAGTATAGTCGCTCAAAAAGGTTCTGGAGTAATCTTACAAAATAATTTACTTATATTCATAAATGATATTTTACAAAAACCAAACAAAGATTACGAATTTGCAGGTGGGACAAGAATATCATTTAAAGAAGCACCAAAAGCAGGTAGTAAATTTAAGATGTATTTTTACACTGGATCTGACGAGGATTATGTTGAGGTTGATGTTGATGAAACAATAAAACCAGGAGATGAATTACGATTACAATATTCTGATAGTGTATCTGAACAGGATAATAGAATAATCTATGAATTAATTGCAGCAGATACTGTAGAAACAACAACCTATGGTGGAGTTGGTATTTCAACTGATGCTAACTTTATTAGACCAACAATGTGGAGAAAACAAACAAATGATTTAATTATAGATGGTGTTAAAATATCAAAGGAGAGGAATTACTTAGAACCTCAAATACAACCAACAAGCGGTATCATAAAATCAATAAGTAAAACAGATACTAAGATATATGTCGAAAATACTTGGTTCTTCCAAAGAATAGATGATCTAGCTCAAACTAAAAATGATATAACAATTGTTGGTTTAGGAACTACTGCTGTTGTAGAGAAGATTAAAAAAGTGTCATATGCTGGAGATTATGGAATTATAGTTGGTATCGGAACCAGTTCAGTTGGTATCAATACCACTGGGCCTGCAATATTCTTTGAAATTAAACCACAACCAGGTGAAGACTATGGAATATATGACCCAGACGGAATACCAAACGGTAGTAAAGATAAAAAAAGATCCAGATCAGGTATAAACACTGGTGATTACTTTGTAATTGAAAATACATTTATAGGTGATGGTGTTACTGGAATAAAAACTACATCATCTGGCCCTGAAACCGTTGGTATAGGAAATACTTTCTTAGATAATGTGTATTTTGCTGAACATTTTGTTTCTGTTGGATCATCTGTAACAAGAGTTTTTGCAAATGTTGATTCGATTGCAGGAATAGATACTACAACTTTATCTCCTAGATTTAAATATGGAACATATAGTTGGGGATCGATTGATATTACTAGAGATAGCAATTCAAAATCATTTACTTTCCACAATCAAAATGGAGTTTTAGGAATTGAAACATCAGCTCAAGTGATAAGAACTCTACCTATAAAAACACTTTACTAATAACAGGTATAAATAATCAAAAAAATGTAAGTATCAATGCCCGCAATAATCACTGACCAATATCGTATATTAAACGCAGAAACTTTTGTAGATAGTTTTGTAGGTATTGGTTCAACTGGAAGTAATAACTATTATAGTTTCTTAGGTCATCCAAATCCAAAAAATATTTCGGTAAGAAATTATGGGGATCAAAACTGGGGAAATCCAGTTCCAAACCCTGTGGATGCTTTTGATCAAGAAAATTTTTACTATGATAGTATGCTTTTTTTAAAAAAAGTAACAGAAAATGATGTTAGGAGGGTAGTTCCTAGACTTGATTGGCAAACTGGAACAATATATGAGATGTATAGAAATAACTATTCATCTACTAATCGTACTCCACAAACTAAATCTACTACATTATATGGTTCAAATTATTTTGTATTAAATTCTGAATTTAATTTGTATCTATGTATTAATAATGGATCAAATCCAGATAATCCCAACGGACAAAAATCTTTATTTGAACCAACTCATACAAATACAGTTCCACAAGAAGCTGGTAATGGGTCAGATGGTTACCTTTGGAAATACTTATTCACTATTTCACCATCAGATATAGTTAAATTTGTAACTAATACATATATCCCTCTACCTAAAAAATGGGGAGATACAGCAACTGCAACTATAAAAGATGCTTCAGTAAATGGAAAGATAGAAACTGTAGTTATAAAAAATGGAGGTTCTGGATATAGTATCGATGATGGAGGCACAGTTACATCAACTGGAACTATTTCTGGAATACCAATAACAGGAGACGGAACAGGAGGTTCAATATCAGTAAATATCAATAGTGGAATTATAGAAAGTATATCATCTGTTATTGGTGGAACTGACTATACATATGCATCTGTTAGATTTGAAGCTGGAGCTTTTGGTGGAAAAACTCTTATACCAGGCACTGATGCAGATTTTGAAGTTGTGATACCACCTAAAGGAGGACATGGTGCAGATGTGTATCGTGAATTAGGTGGTTTTAGAGTTATGTTATATTCAAAATATGACAATAATGTTGATCACGTACCAGATTATGTTCTTGGTAATGATTTTTCTCGTGTTGGTTTAGTTAAAAACCCACTTCAATTCAGTGGAACTGACCTTCTAAATAATACGACTGCGACTAATTTAGGTGCGTTAAAGTTAAAACCTGATGCTGCATCAGGACTTACTACCTCACAAGTTACATACACTCCAAATGATCTAATTACACAAGTAGTCGGAGTTAATTCTACTGCAGTGGGTTATGTTGCATCTTGGAATCCAGATACTGGAATTTTAAAATACTATCAACCAGTAGGTTTTTCTACTCTTTCAACATATTCTTATAAAAAACTTGATTTTGTTGGATTAAATACTGCTATTACAGGAGGATCACCAGAAAATTTAGTCGTTGATGTTGGTTTTAATAATAAAAAATCAATTGCAGTTGGTGGAAAAAATGTTGATTTAGGTCAAACATTTAATCTAGGAAAAGCAAATCCAGATGTTAAAAAATATTCTGGAGAAATTATCTACATAGATAATCGAGCACCAGTAACGAGAACATCTTCACAAAAAGAAGAAGTAAAAATAGTCATAGAGTTCTAAAAAGATGCCACAAAATACGAATTTAAACGTCTCTCCTTATTTTGATGATTTTGTTGATAGTAAAAACTATCAAAAAGTTTTGTTCAAACCAGGATTTCCAGTTCAAGCAAGGGAATTAACAACATTACAATCAATTCTTCAAAATCAAATTGAAAAATTTGGACAACACTTCTTTAAAGAAGGTTCAATGGTAATTCCTGGTGGAAATTCTTTTGATAATGAGTATTTTGCGGTAAAGATAGATCCTAATTTTTTAAATATTCCAGTAAATAATTATACAAAAATATTAGCTGACAACAAGATAAAGATAAAAGGAGAGGTAACAGGAGTAGAAGCAACAGTAGTTAACCGTTTGACAGCATCAGAATCTATTGATGGTTTTGATACTTTATACGTTAAATATACAAAATCTGGGCCAGATGCAACTACTGGAGTTTTTGCAGATGGTGAAAATTTAATAACTCTTTCAAATTTTAATTATTTAAATACAAGTATTGCAGCTGATAGTCAGTTTGCTAGATGTATAGTGTCTAACGCAACATCTACTGGATCTGCATTTTCTGTAAGTGAAGGTATTTTCTTTGTTCGTGGATTTTTTGTAAAAAATGTTGCTTCAACAGTAATATTAGATCAGTATTCAAACTTTCCAAGTTATAGAGTTGGATTTTTAGTAACAGAAGAAACTGCCTCAGCTTCATCTGTAAATTCTGATTTATATGATAACGCTAAAGGATTTTCAAACGAGGCAGCACCTGGTGCGGATAGATTTAAATTATCAGTAACTTTACATAAAAAACTTTTATCAGATATTAACGATAATGATTTTGTTGAGTTACTAAGAGTAGAAAATGGTGTTGTAAAAAACATAGTTAATAGAACAGAATATAATATATTTGCACAAGAATTAGCAAGAAGAACTTATGATGAATCTGGGGATTATTATGTTAAACCATTTGCGTTAACTGCTAAAGAATCGTTAAATGACAGAATTGGTAATAGGGGAGTATACTTTTCTAATCAACAAACACAAAATGGCAATACACCTGCAGAAGATATGCTTAGTTTGCAAGTATCTTCAGGAAAAGCATATGTAAGAGGTTATGAAGTAGAAAAAATATCATCATCATCAATTGATATATTGAAACCAAGAACTACTAAACTAGTTGAAAATCAAAGTTTACCTATTCGAATTGGTAATTCGATGCGAGTTACAAATATAAAAGGAACACCAACTATTGGATTTAGTGCAAATTCATCAATTGATTTGAAAAATAGAAGAACTGGTGCAAATCAAGCAACTCAAGGTGATGTGATCGGCCAAGTTAGAGTTTTTGATTACGATCAAAAAATAGTAGGAACATCTGCATCATTCTCTACATATGATTTAAAAATTTATGATCTTCAACTGTTCACAAATATTACAACTGCAAACAATTTTTCAGCAGCAATACATTCACATGTAAGAGGTAAATTTAGTGGATCTGTTGGATATGCAGTTGCAGCAGTAAGTAACGCAACTTCAATAACTCTTCGTGATGTTACTGGTTTATTTCAAATCAATGAACCATTAATTATAAATGGAGTAGATTCAGGAAACAACATATTAACTGCTATTGATAATAGTTTTGAAGATGTAAAATCAGTAAGTCACTCTTCTGGATTTACAGCAAATACAGTTTTAGATCGTAAGAAGAAAGTATTCAATGAGGGTGTAGAGTTTAGCATTACTGGTGGAAACGCATTGGCTTCTGGGTCAATTGCTGATTTCAGAAGTCAATTGAAAGATGGAGATATAATTTCATATGCAACAACAACTGCTGGTGATCCAGTTTTTAATGAAGTTGGAACAGTTGATAAAAGTAGTGTGGCTCTTACTGCTGTTGAAACCCTTGATGAAGTTTGTAATGGTGCAGTTGTTAATAGCACACCTACTGGTGTTGATGTTTTAATTCCATCTTTAAAGGAATCTGATGATCCTGGCTTTAGAGTTAAATTAGCAGACAGATATATCGAATCAATCAATGTTTTAGATAGTTCTTATATCACAAGAAAACAACTTACAGGAACTGCAAGTGCAAATGGTGTTACATTTAATATTAGTTCAATCGGTGGAGATACAAGTAATCTTTTCTTTGAACCATTTAGCACATCAAATTACGTTTTAGAAGTTGGTGGAAAATTAGAAAAACTTCTAGAACCAATGGTAACCATAAATGCAACTCTTAGAACAATTGCTATAACTGGATTATCACAAGCAAGTGGTGCTGCAAAATTAACAGCTGCAGTGAGAAGAAGTGCGTTGGCATCAAAAGAAAAATCAATAGTAAGATGTGATGATTTAATTATTAATAGATCAAATTTGGATGGATCAGGTATTACAACTACATCATTTAATGATGGATTAACATTTAATGCTGTTTATGGAACAAGAGTTCAAGATGAGGAAATATCTTTAAATGTTCCAGATGTTGTTCGTGTTTTAGCAGTATTTGAAACTAATGATTCAACTGATCCAGATTTACCATTAATAGGTGTTACAAATCAAACAGATACATTTACTGGAAATGTAACTGTTGGAGAACAATTTGTTGGTGGATCATCAGGTGCAGTTGCTCGTGTAGTGGTAGTACAAGCGACTCAGTTATCTTTTGTTTATGAAAACGAAAATATATTCGAAGTTGGCGAAAACATCTCTCTGAAGACCTCTGGGATCTTTGCTACAATAACTGGTGTTACACCAGGTGATAGAAATATTCTTAAAAACTTTAAATTAGATAACGGACAAAGAGTTGAGTTTGCTGATTTTTCTAGACTTATCAGAAAACCTAATGTTGAGAAACCATCTCGTAAATTAAGAGTTATCTTTGATCGTCTTCAAAATAATGAAGTATCAGGAAATATAGAAACAGTTAATAGTTACAATGGTCTAGATTATTCTACAGAAATACCATACGTTTTTGATAGATACGCTTCTGATTTTATTGACTTTAGACCAAGAGTTGCAAAATACAATGCAGGAAGTAGTATTTCTCCATTCTCATATGCATCGAGAGATTTTTCGTCTACTAATTCAGAATCAGTAGTGTCTGGTAAAACTGTTGTAGTTGATTACTCGTACTATCAAGGCCGAATTGATAGATTATATCTAACAAAAGAAGGAACATTTGTTGTAAAAGAAGGAACACCATCTAGATTTCCAAAAGCACCTCTACCAAATGAAGAATCATTCCAAGTTGCTACCTTAAAACTGTCACCTTATATCAGAAACGCATCATCAGAAGTTTTAATTAAAACTGTTCCTCATAAGAGATATACGATGAGAGATATTGGAAGTCTCGAAAATAGAATTAAAAATTTAGAAAATTATACAACACTATCATTATTAGAAACAGACACTAAAAATTTAGTAATTAAAGATCCAAATACTGGATTAGATAAATTTAAATCTGGTTTTTTTGTAGATAATTTTAGAAATCACAATTCTCATAATTTAACTGGGGAATCTAAATTTGATATTGATATTGAAAAAAGTGAATTAAGACCAAGAACAACAGAAAGAAATGTAAGTTTATTATTTGAAACTGTTACTACTCAAGCAAATCCATTAACTACAGATTATAATTTTGTTAATGATTTTCCTGATTCAAATATTACAAGAGGTGGTGCAGCTTTAACTTTAAGTTATACCGAAGAAATATTCTTAAATCAACCAAAAGCAACTCGAACAGAAAACTTAAATCCATTCCTTGTTGATGTATTTGTTGGTACAATTGATTTACTTCCTAATTCTGATTTTTGGATCGAAGAAATACCTTTAGAACCATTAAATGCTGAGATTGATAATGCATATGATGCAATTTCAACAATATTGGGAGTTGAAGATCGTGAAAATGGTGGAATGGCATCTAGTTTCTTCAATTCACACGAAACTACTTGGAATGGTAGAGACAGTGCTACTTTAGTTGATGAAGACGTTATTGATCAAGTAGTTCATTCACAAAGTAGAACTGTTCTTGATGAACGAGATATTGGTCAAGCAATAATTACTACTATTCAAACTACCAGTGATGTTGAAAATACAATTAGACAAACATTTGAAGAGTCGGGAATAGAAAAAGAATTTGGACTTGAACTATCAGCAGGCACACAAGTTGTTGATTTAGGCACTAAGGTTGTAGGTATTGATGTATTATATAATGTGAGATCAAGAAATGTTCAGGTACACGCAAAAAGACTAAAACCAAATACAAGATTTTATGTCTTTATGGAAAATACTGACCTTACATTATTTGCGGTTCCTAAGTATCTTCCAATTACAATGAATAGAGGAACTTTCCTTCCTAATGATATAGTTGAAAGTGTGGGTGAAGTAAATCCTGGTAGTGCTAATATAAAATTTAGAACTGCAGTTATAAATCACAAGTTAGGCCCATACAACGATCCTGATCAAACTCTTGCTAGATGTATATTACCAAATGTTGGTGAAATAACTATTCCCACAACATATTCAAGTACTAGTGAAATTATAAACATTGATACTGCCGATTTAGCTCTTGATAATGATACTGAAACTGGTGGGTATGTTAAAAAAGGAATGAAAATTACTTCTGTTTTAGGTAGTGCGGAGGCAACAGTCGGTGATGTAGCTTTAGTAAGTGATGAAAGAGGTGATCTAATATTCTCCCTACATATTCCTGATCCAAAAGTTATAGGTAATCCTTTATTCACTACTGGTAATAACACCATAAGAGTAACAACAAGTGATACTAATGCAAGTATATTGGATCCTGGTTCTAGTTCAGCAGAGGCAGAATACTTAGCGAGTGGATATCAAACAAATACACAAGAACAAACATTATCAATTAAGACACCAAAGGTTGAAAGAAAACAAGTTGGTGTAAGAGATGTAACTAGAACATTTACAAGAGATAGAACTGAACGAGTTCAAGAAGTTACAATAAACACAGAATATGAAGAGGTTGACAATAGTGATCCATTGGCACAGTCATTCTTTGTTGATTCTGAAAGTTATCAAGATGGTGTTTTTATTACTAGTGGAGAACTATTCTTTAAAACAAAAGATGAAGAACTTCCAGTAACTGTTCAAATACGAACTATGAGAGACGGAACACCAACTGAAACACTTGTTCCATTTGGTGAAACTGAAATAGATCCAAGTGATGTAAATGTATCTGATGATGGAAGTGTTGCCACAGAATTTAAATTTAAATCACCAGTTTATCTGCAAAGTGGATATGAATATTCTTTAATATTACTAGCAGGTAGAACTCTTAATTATCTAGCCTTCATAAACAGAATGGGTGAAATTGATTTAATCACTCAAGCATTTAATAGTGGTCAACCAACTCTTGGTTCATTATTTAAATCACAAAATAATAGAACTTGGACTCCAAGTCAATATGAGGATCTTAAATTTAAACTTAATAAAGCAAGTTTTGTAACAAATCAACCGTCAAGTGTTTTACTTCGTAATAGTAAATTACCTCTTGGTAAGATTAGAAAAGAAAATCCAGCAATAGGATTCTCAAAGAGAGTTAGTATAAAATTATCATCTACTAGTTCTGCAACATTTGCACAAGGTGAAGAGGTTAGACAAACAACTGCACTTGGTGTTGAAAACACTGGAAGAATATTTGCATCTGGTGGGCCTTTGGCAACTGGTGCTAGTAAGTTAACAATTGTAAGTGATAATGAAGGTATTAGTGGTATTGGATTAACTAGTGGAACATTTACTGGAGTTGGTGTTTCAGCACTAACAGGTTCAGGAACTGGTGCAGTTGTTTCGTTAACAGTTAACACTTCATCTACGCCAAATATAGCAGGTGCTGCAGTAACTGTAACCACTGCTGGTTCAGGTTATGCTCCTGGTGATTTACTACTACTAGGAAATATTGGTGCTACAGGATCAGGAGTAAGAGTAGTTGTTACGAGTTCTTCAAGTGTAAACAATACAGATTTGTTAATTTTAGATGACGTTAAAGATAGTTTTGTAGATACTAGAGATATAGTTCATTTTGCTGGTGGTGGAACTCAGACTACAATAGCAAATGCCGATATTGCTACAGTTAATCCAGATCCAATAAGAGATGGATATACACTCCAGTTTGATCATAGAAATCATGGAATGCATTCAAGCACTAATAAAGTAAAAATATCAAACTTCCACCCTGATGCAATACCAACAGTCTTAACCAGTAACATAGATGATGATACCACATCAATTACTGTTTCAGATGGAACAGATTTCTCAACATTTGAAGGAACTGCAGTTGGAGCTGGAAAATCAGGATTCCTCCTTATTGATAAAGAAATTATTCAATATAATACAATTTCAAGTAATACAATTACTATTGATGGTGCTGATCGAGGTATTAATTCTAGTTTAAAATCAAACCACTCTGCAAATACTCTAGTTTACAAATATGAATTTAATGGAGTATCTTTATTAAAAATCAATAAGGAACACGATATAGATCCTAGAGAGAGAGCATTTGATAGTTACTTTATAAAAGTTTTTGATACAGAATTTGCAGACACTGATCCAACATTTATTACTACTAAATCTGGCGGTGGGAGTGCAGTTCATGCTTCTCAAAATATTCCTTTTGAGATGATTGATCCTCAAATTACATCAATAACACCTACAGGAACAAATATATCTGGCAGAATTAAAACAATATCTGGAACTAGTATAAGTGGTAATGAAGGTTCATTTAGAGATGTTGGTTATGAAAATATATCACTAAACAAATTAAACTTCCTTGATAGTCCAAGAATGGTTGCATCAAAAATAAATGAGGAAGAATTACTTAGCAATGAAAGATCATTTGCTTTAGAGTTAACACTTTCAACCAATAATCCTGACGTATCTCCAGTGGTTGACTTAGAAAACCCAAATGCTATTCTCATAAGCAACCTAGTAGATGATAATGTAGATAATTTTGAAACTGATAGTAGACCAAAAATACCTGGTTCTGATCCAAATACTGCGATATATGAAACAAAAATGATCAACTTAGAGTTTGTTTCAAATTCACTATTTGTTCAGTTTGATGGTCATAGAGAAGCAGAGGGTGATATTAGGTTATTCTATAAATTAATTCGAGGTGATGGTGATGATGATCACGCAACTTACATACCATTTAATAATGACGGATCTTCTGATAGTCCTGTGAATCCAAATAGAACAAGAGATACTTTTAGTGAGTATAAATTTACCGCAGAAAATACAGCTCAGTTCAAATCATTTATGATCAAAGTTGTTATGACATCCACAAATCAAGCAAAACCACCTAGAGTTAAGAACTTTAGAGCAATTGCACTTAGATCATTTGAAATTGATTAATGGATAAGTATTTAAAAGTAAAATCAGATGTATCTCTCGTAAGAGATATGGATTCAAATGCAATTATCAATCAAAATCAAAGTGAATATGATAAATTTGTAAGAGTTTCTCAGAAAAAATATGAAGAAAAAAGAAAATTTGATAATATGCGTGATGATTTGAATTGTTTAAAAAAGGAAATGGATGAGATAAAAACTCTTCTTAAAAATATTATGAATAAATGATTTATAAATATTCCAAGATAGATTCTAATTAGTTAAATAATGGCAGCATATATTAGTAACATAGTAATTGATGCTGGTGCTGACTTTGACCAAGTTTTCAATTTAGAAGACACGGCCAACTCACCTTTAGATTTGACTGGTTTTTCAGCCACTTCAAAATTAAAGAAACATCCTGCTTCATTGACTGATAAAGCAGCATTCTCGGTGTCTTTTCCAAACCGAAGTCAAGGTCAATTAAAAATTGCATTAGGATCGTCAATTACATCTGCTTTAAAAGCAGGTAGATATAGTTATGATGTTTTATTAAATGATGGTTCTGTAAAAACAAGAATTGTTAGTGGAAGTGCTATTGTTACTGCTGGAGTTACTACAGGTTAATTAATATGGCTGATATAAAAGTCAGAGTCGGTTCAAGAAATGCCAATAAAGTTATATCCACGATATCTGGTAGTGGAGGAACTTTAGGTGGATTATCAGATGTTGATATATCTGGTGGTCTACAAAATGGAATGGTATTAGTTTTTAACGCAGCAACAAGTAAATTTGAAGCAACTTTAGAATTAACGCCAGGAGCAACACAAAATTTAGACATTAATGGGGGAAGTTTTTAAATGGCCAGCATAATACGAGTAAGAAGATCGACTGGCACTAGTGCACCTGCAACCATAAACTTTGGTGAACTTGCGGTTACAGTTTCACAGGGAACTCAAGGTAATTTAGGTGGAAGGTTATTTGTTGGAGATAATACAAGTCCAGATCCAGATCCGATAGTTATTGGTGGTAAGTATTACACCGATATGATGCAAAATACACCAGGTACAGTTGCTGGTGGTGCGAATGCTAATTCTGGTACGTTAGCTAACGGTTTCATACCAATACTTGAAAGAGAAAATTCAGGACATCCTGGTGGTGGTTCTTCAGGTTTTGGAGAGGGTAGTAGTTCTGTAGGAAACTTACCAAGAGTTAATCAATGGAGTGTTAATAATCTTACAATCTCAGCACCTGGTGGTGGAACTAAAGCAAATACGATATATTCAAACAATACAGATGGAGATATAATTTTTGTACCTAATGGTGATGGGCAAGTTATTATTAATGATGATACCAAATTAACTTTTGGTGCAAGTGAAGATGCGAGTATTGAATACGATGAAGATGGAACGGATAAAGTACAAGTGACTGGAGCACCTTGGGTGTATAATGGAGTCCCTCTTGAAATAATTACTCCTCCAGGCGGTGGTGAATTAATTGTTGATAATATTGGTATTTCTTCTAATGTAATTAGATCTAAATCTGGTGGTGGAAATACAATATTCATTGACCCATTTCCAGATGGTTTAGATAGTGATGGAATGGTGATAATTAAAGGTAGTTTACAGGTTGATGGAACAACCACCACAGTTAACTCTACAAATACAACATTAAATGATCCAATAATGAATATTGGTGATGTTGTAAGTAAGAGAACTGTGATGGCAGTTGTTGGTTCTGGAACATCTTCAATTACTCTTGATTCTATTGTAGGTATTAACACTGGAGATCAGATAAGCGGTAGTTCTTCATTGCCAGGTGCTGGTACAACAACTATTCATTCTTTTACAGAATCAGCTGGTATTTCCACAGTTTTTATTGATGGTCAAACAACTGCGGGTATAACAACTACAACCCAATTGACAATTACTCATGGATTTGATACAAATACTGATCGTGGTATTACTTTTAATTACAATACTGGTTCAGGAGTAGCAAATAATAAACTTGGATTTTTTGGATTTGATGATAGCAGACTTGCAGCTGATGGTAGTAGAATGTGGACTTATGTTCCTGAGGCTACTAATACTGGTAATGTTATAAGTGGTACAAAAGGTTTCTTAGATATACGTGGAATATATTTCCAATCTGGTGAATTTGCTGCTGTTGGTAATGGAGTGGTTTATGCTGATTCTACTGGTAGATCAATAGTTTCAGCTGGTACGACTGCAGGCATAACTACTTCAAACTTTATATTAACAACTGATGCCAGTGGCATACCTAAATGGACAACAACAATCGATGGAGGACAATTCTAATACTATGAACAGTGAAGTTGATGTGAATATTTTGATTAGTCATTATCATAAAAAATTATCGACATTAGTTAATCAAAATATATTATTAGAGGCAAAAATGGAATCTATGTCAAAAGACTATATGATTTTAAAAGATCAATTTGATGAATTGCAAAAATCGAAGAGAGGAATTAAAAAATGAGTAAACCATCCACTAGACAGGAACTAATCGATTATTGTCTGCGAAGACTTGGATTTCCTGTGTTGGAAATTAATGTGGATGATGATCAAGTTGAAGATTTAATTGATGATGCGATTCAATATTTTCAAAACCGTCATTTTGATGGTGTGGAAAGAATGTTGTTGAAACATAAAATAACGGAAGAAGAAAGAGAAATATTGAGAACAGGTATCACTACAACAACAGCTAGTTCTACAGTTGGTATAACAACAACTAAATTTGAGGAAAATCAAAACTTTTTACAATTACCTGATCACATATTAGGTGTAGAAAGAGTTTTAAAAATGGATAATAACACCATATCAAGTGGTTTGTTTAACATTAAATATCAAATATTTTTAAATGATCTTTATTATTATGGTGCACTTGATCTTTTAAATTACACAATGACCAAGACATACTTGGAAGATTTAAGTCGTATTATCACACCTGACACTCAAATAAGATTTAATAGAAAGCAAGGAAAACTGTATTTAGATATTGATTTTGCACAAATGTCTGATGATACTTTTATAGTAATTGATTGTTATCGTCTTTTAGATCCAGATGATGTTACTAAAATCTACAATGACTTCTGGTTAAAGAAATATGCTACATCATTAATTAAAAAGCAATGGGGGATGAATCTAATTAAATTCCAAGGTGTGATGTTACCTGGTGGAGTTCAATTAAATGGAAGGCAAATATATGAAGATGCAATTAGAGAACTTGAAGAATTAGAAGAAACACTCAAGAGAGAATATGAGTTACCACCTCTCGATTTCATAGGATGATATTATGCCACTTTCTCCATATTTTTTACAAGGATCGCAAGGTGAACAGAGACTAGTTCAAGATCTAATTAATGAGCAACTAAAAATTTATGGGCAAGATATAGTTTATCTTCCTCGTAAAATTATAAACAAAAAAACAATTATGAAAGAGGTTGTGGCCTCTACTTTTGACGATGCTTATCGTATGGAGGCATACCTTTTAAATTATCAAGGTTTTGAAGGTAGTGGAGATATTTTGCAAAAGTTTGGGGTGCAAACAACTGATGCTGTAACTTTTGTAGTTTCAAAGGAAAGATATGAAGACTTTATCAGTCCATTTTTGACTGCAGATACGGAGATTGAACTAGCAACGAGACCAGAAGAAGGAGATTTAATTTATTTCCCTCTTGATAATACAATGTTTGAAATCAAATATGTGGAGGGAAAAAAACCTTTTTATCAATTGAATGATCTTTATGTTTACACATTAAGTTGTGAAGTAATGGATTATGCACTTGATGAAGATATTGATACAGGAATTGAAGAAGTTGATAGAGCAGCAGTTGAGTTTGGATTTACTACCAGATTAACTATGGTAAGTATCGCTGCATCAACAGCATCGGCAACTGTTCAGTTATCAAAAAATGCTGGAAATACCCTTGTTGGTAAAGGAATTGCATTTATTGATTTAATTAATGATGGAACTGGATATACACTTCCACCTTTAGTTGGAATAACATCTGCACCAAGTGATGGTATCAACGCAACTGCTGTTGCAATTATGACTAGTAGGGTGGGTCAATCTGGACAGTCTATAGATCGTATCGAATTAACAAATCCTGGATTTGGATATACCATTACACCAACAGTTACTATAAGAAGCCAAAATGCATTTGGAACTGGTGGAATTGCAACTGCAATCACAGCAGATGGAACAATATCAATACCCACAATAACAAACTCAGGTGCTAGTTATGGCATTGTTCCGAATGTAACTGTAAACCCTGTTGGTTTAGATACAAATATTGGAATTGGATCAACTGCAAAAGCAATAGCAATTGTCAACACTCTTGGTCAGATTGCTTCAATCAGATATTCTTTTGCTGGTATTGGATATACTTTAACTCCTACTATTACAATTGATCCACCAGCAAGGGCTGGATTAGCAACTGGTAATTATCAGTTTAAAGAACTTGTTAGAGGAGTTTCAACAGGAACAACAGCAATCGTTGCTGATTGGGACAGAGATGATAGAATACTCAAAGTTACAAATGTCGGTGGTGTTGGATTTGCACCTGGTGAATCAGTTGTAGGTATCGGAACCACACTCTTAGGGTCTGATTCTGAATACATTGTACGAAGTGTTTCTGATCAAGATGAGTTTGATAATTATAATGAAAATATACTTGTAGAGTCCGAAGCAGATGCGATTATAGACTTTTCTGAGGACAATCCATTCGGTGATTTCTAAATAGTTTGGATAAGTCCTGTTTAAGTTATGTTAGGAACCTATTATTACCATGAAATAATCAGAAGGACTATTATATCCTTTGGTACTCTTTTTAATGCAATTGATATAAAACACCAAACATCTGCAGGTGGAGCATTTTCAACTGTAAGAGTTCCAATTGCTTATGGCCCAACAGAAAAGTTTTTAGCAAGATTAGAGCAAAAACCAGATTTAAGAAAGAGAGTTGCAATAACTTTACCTCGTCTAGCATTTGAGATGGACGGTATATCATATGATCCTGCAAGAAAAGTTTCAACAATGCAAACTTTCAAAGCATTCACGAAAGATGGATCTAAAAGTGCAAGAAAAGTTTTTATGCCTGTTCCGTATAATTTAAGTTTTAAGTTATATGCAATGACTCAATATAATGAAGACTCTCTACAAATTATTGAACAGATACTACCATATTTTCAACCATCATTTAATTTAACTGTAGATTTAGTTAAAGCAATTGGTGAGAAAAGAGATATACCAATGATTTTAGACAGCGTAACTTTTGATGATAATTATGAGAGTGGATTTGAACAGAAAAGAGTTATAACTCATACACTAGGATTTACAGCAAAAACTTACTTGTTTGGCCCAGTATCAGATTCTGGAAGTGGTCTTATTAAGAAAGTTCAAGTCGATTACCATGCAAACACAAATACTAAAACCGCACAGAGATTTAAAAGATATGTTGCTACACCTAGAGCTCTTAAAGATTATAATGATGATGGAGTTACAAGACTTGCAGAGGATATAACAAAAACTCAAAGAAAATTCTTGGTACAAAATACTGCAAGTTTAGTTGTCGATACTTACATTGCAATCGGTGATGAACTGATGTTTATAAAAGAAATTGATGGAAATAATATTACCGTTAATCGTGGTGAAGATGGAACAACTATAGATACTCATATAAACGGTGATGTAATTGATGCAGTAAATGCTCAAGATGATGCACTTGTTGAGGTTGGTGATGACTTTGGATTTACTGAACAAAGGTTTGATTTACCAGACTTTAGATCTTATAGTCCAACAAAAGGAGTTGATGTATGAGTAAATTTGAGGAGATAGATGAATTTTTGGATATAGAGCCGATTGATGTTCCAAAAAAGAATCAAATTAAAAAGATAGAGAAGAAAGATGATCCTACTCTTGACTATGAGTATTCAAGAGGTAATTTGTATTCTTTAATTGAGAAAGGGCAAGAGGCAATAAATGGTATTCTAGATGTAGCACAAGGAAGTGATCATCCTAGAGCATATGAAGTTGCAGGACAGTTAATTAAAAGTGTTGGGGATACAACTGATAAGTTGATAGATCTTCAAACCAAAATGAAAGCATTAAAAAAGGAAGAAGATGGTTCACCAAAAACAGTTAATAACGCATTATTTGTTGGGTCAACTTCAGAACTTTCAAAATTATTGAAGAAAGGAGTTCTAAATAATAAGGTGGAAAAGGAAGAAGAATGAAAACATTCAAAGAATTTATACAAGAAAGCAGTCTTTCAAGAATTAAAAGTAAAGCAGATAAAGGAGGAATGGCTGTTCTTTCTGGAAGTCGTGCAGATAAATCTAAGAAAGAAAATCAGGCAAGAGCAAAGCAATTAGATAAAGATATTCGTGGTAGAGGTTTACCTGGTGCAACTAAAGTAACTGGTAGATATGATGAAAAGGATAAGAAAACTGGTGAGGTTACTAAAGTAAAAGAAAGAAGTCACGTTGTAACTTCTGGTAAAATGGGTAAGAAAAAGTTTAAGAAAACAATCAAAGCACTTGGTAAAAAATATGATCAAGATGCAGTCATTACCCAAACAAAAGGTGGTGGAGGTGCTACACTTAAAAGAACCCGTAAAGGTGCGTTACCAAAAAGAAATATACCAGTTGGAAAAATGAGACCAGGTAGAACTGGTGAAATGGATACTCGCATAAAAGGAAAGACATTTACTTATGAGTCATATCTTCGTATTCAGGAAAGAGGTAAAACTTATACGATAGCACTTAACTGGAGAGGTAAATTAATCACCACTCAAATGTTTATACCATCATTTAAGAGACCATCAAAAGCAGAGATGACAGCAGAAGTACAAAAAGTATATCCAACATCAGTTGTGATGTATTTTAGTCCATCAGTGGTAGATCCAACAAAACCGATGTTATTTGCTGGACAAGAAACGTAAATTGTCATGAGTGAAATTTATCTTGGTAATCCTAATCTAAAAAAAGCAAATACACCGATTGAATTCACTGCAAAGCAGATTGAAGAATTTATGAAGTGTAAAAATGATCCTGTTTATTTCTCACAGAAATATGTAAAAATTGTGAGTCTTGATGAAGGATTAGTTCCGTTCAAACCATATAAATTTCAAGAAAAATTAATTAAGAGATTTCATAAAAACCGTTTTAATATTTGTAAGATGCCTCGACAAACAGGTAAATCTACAACTGTGGTATCTTATCTACTTCACTATGCAGTTTTTAATGATAGTGTAAATATTGGTATACTAGCAAACAAAGCTGCAACTGCAAGAGAATTATTAGGGAGATTACAGACTGCCTATGAAAATTTACCAAAGTGGATGCAACAAGGTGTATTAGTATGGAACCGTGGATCATTGGAGTTAGAAAATGGATCTAAAATACTTGCAGCATCTACCTCCGCATCTGCAGTTAGAGGTATGTCTTTCAACATTCTTTTTCTGGACGAGTTTGCCTTTGTTCCTAATCATATCGCTGACTCGTTCTTTGCCTCTGTATATCCTACTATTACTTCTGGTAAAAAAACCAAAGTCATCATAGTTTCTACTCCACACGGTATGAATCATTTTTACCGACTGTGGCATGATGCAGAACGAGGAAAGAATGAGTATACACCGACTGATGTTCACTGGTCTGAAGTACCAGGTCGAAATGCAAAGTGGAAAAAACAAACGATTGCTAATACATCAGAACAACAATTCAAGATTGAGTTTGAATGTGAGTTCTTGGGATCTATTGATACTCTGATTGCTCCAAGTAAACTCAAAGCATTAGTATATGAGAATCCAATCAAACAGAATGCAGGTCTAGACATTTATATTCCTTCAGAAAAAAATCACGATTACTTAATGACAGTTGATGTTGCAAGAGGTGTTGGAGAGGATTACTCTGCATTTGTATTGACTGACATCACCGAGTTTCCACATAAGGTCGTGGCAAAGTATCGAAACAATGAAATCAAACCAATGTTGTTTCCTAATATCATATACGAAGTGGCAATGAATTACAATCAAGCATTTATTCTTTGTGAAGTCAATGATATTGGTGATCAGATTGCTTCAATACTTAATTTTGATATGGAATACGAGAACCTTTTAATGTGTTCAATGAGAGGTCGTGCAGGTCAAATTGTAGGTCAGGGATTTAGTGGAAAGAAAACTCAACTTGGAGTTAAGATGTCCAAGACAGTTAAAAAAGTAGGAGCATTGAATCTCAAAACTATGATTGAAGAGAATAAATTATTATTCAAAGATTATGAGATAATATCAGAACTCACCACATTCATATCAAAAAGTAATTCGTTTGAGGCTGAGGAGGGGTGTAATGATGACTTAGCAATGTGTCTTGTAATTTATGCTTGGTTAGTTGCACAGGATTATTTCAAAGAACTCACAGATCAGGATGTAAGAAAAAGATTATATGAAGAACAGAAGAATCAGATTGAACAAGATATGGCACCATTTGGATTTATTTCTGATGGATTAGATGAAGGAAGTTTTGTTGATGAAGATGGAGATAGATGGCATGTTGATGAATATGGAGATCGATCATATATGTGGGAGTATCGTTAATGTTACAGAAAACAAAGATAAAGCAAATATTAAATGCTTAAATAATTTTTGTAGGGTATAATGGATTGGGATATAGAAGTAAAGTTATCTGAAATGGAGAACATGATTACTGTTTACGAAAAACACATTGAAGCACTTGAACATGAAAATAAAAGTTTGAAAGCTCAGATTTTATTTTTAACACAACAACTAGAGTATAAAACTTTTGGAAAACCTAATAATGAGGAGGATTTATGAGTGGTGACATAGGATTACGAGATGATAGTATCATCTTTTACAGTAAAGAAATGACCCAAACAAAGTTAGTTTTACTAGCACACAAGGGTATTAAATTAGATTGGAAAGAATATGAGTATCACACTTCAACAAGTAAACGAATCTCTAAATGATATTAGACCTTACATTGAATCAGATGGTGGGTATCTAGAACTAGTGGAAGTTGATTTTGATTTAGATGAAGACATCAGAATGTATTATGGTGTTCGAGAAGGTGAAGAAGCAGCAATTGCGAAAGTAAGATTAAGTGGTGCTTGCGAATCTTGTGCGATGAGTGCACAGACTTTAAGAATGGGAATCGAAAGACATCTTACGCAAACTTTTCCAGAAATAGTAGGAGTAATACAGGTATTATGAAGTCCGTTATTCTTGTTGCTTGCTTCTTACCACTAGCAATTATCTACATAGTTATGAAACTTGCGGTATGGTTATCTGCTACAAATGCTGAATCTACGTATGTTAAAAAAGAATCTCTCAGACCACACGGCCCGTATTTGGCAGATGCGTATGCAGACGTTGACGAGGAGGAAGAAGAGTATTGGAATATCACAAAAGATTGATAGTATCTTATTTGAGTGGTATTCTGAGAGAGACATGGAAGTTCCAAATTGGAAAATGAAAACTGATCCAGATTGGTGGATTGATTATTTGGAAGAGTTAAAACAATATGGATGAAGAGTTTGGTTTTGATTTAGAACATCTACTCTTCAAAGAAAGAAAGTGTAGAGTTTGTGGAGAGATAAAAGATTTAGTGAATGAGTTTTACTTAGTGCGTAAGAATAAAAGAAATTTTCCATCTGCATATTCATATGAGTGTAAGATATGCACAATCAAAAGAATTGTCAAGAGTAGAAAGAATTTAATTATATCAAAGGAGTGGGCATATCCTGACTGGTGATGTTCATGCATTGTTTCCCCAATGTAAAAGTAGCGATTAATAAATACTTTTAGTAAAATTGAATCTTTTATAAAGAGGGAAAGACATGTCGCTTAACTTAGTATCTCCTGGAGTCAAGGTAAGAGAAGTTGACTTGACTATCGGTAATATATCTGGAGCTAATGAACAGGTCGGAGCGATTGCTGGCCCATTTGAAAAAGGCCCCATTGACGTACCGATATTAGTAGAAAACGAACAAGATCTTCTTGCAACTTATGGTAAACCATTAGATAAAGACGGACAATTTGAGTATTGGATGACTGCATCATCATATCTTTCATATGGTGGTACATTAAGAGTTTTGAGATCCGATGGTGCAAATTTAAACAACGCAAATGCAGGTGTTAGTATTGCATCAACAACTGTAAAAATTAAAGGTTATGATGATTATACAGCAAATTACACACTTGCTTCTGATTGGTTCTATGCTGCAAAAAATCCTGGCACTTGGGGTAATGGAT